ATGTGGTGGTGCCCTGCCTCCATCAAAGAATTATATCATCGTTTAAACCAAGAAGGAAGTCCTAAATGTGGACGTTTGTCGAACATATTATCCTTTGCTCCTGAGGTCTTACGATTGTTATAATGCAGAAAAACTTGTATGCATTCTTTGCCTTTGAATTTTTCTCTCCAATGTTCTAGCTCACAGCCTCTATAAACCAGCATATCCCCTGGTTTTAAATCTACTTTAATGCCTTTTGCTTGGCTAGTAGTAGTAATTTTTTTACCATCCGGAATTCCTACATTTTCATTAGGGCTTAAATAGATAGGCCAATCATCCCCACCTAAATTCATCGTAGTGGATATTTCACAACTAAACCTATCTTTGTGTCTTTTAAGAATATCTCCTTTTTTATAAATTCTTGCATAGGTATAAGCAGGATATAATTTTAATCCTGTCACTTTTTCCATTTCTGGTTGACATTTTAACATTAAAGTTTCCATAGCTATATTACTATATTGAGAATATGTGTTTGGTATTTGACCATCTGGTTCTTCATATTCTCCAAGAATATTTTCAAATGGTGAAAAGTATCTTGCAACTTTGCAAGTATCATAAACTTGTTTTTGCATTAAAAAATAATTTGCAACAAAAGAGGCTAAGTCTTTTGATATAGCTTGACGGATAATTGTGTATTTTTTCTTTTTAAACATCTTTAGCGTGCTCCTTTAATACAGCAGACACATTAAAATGAATAAATCTAAAAGGAGCTTTCCCATAATCTACAGAAAATTCGTGTTCTAAGTATCCAGGGAAAAACATAAGAAGTCCAGGTTGGGGTTTAAAATTAATTAATTCCGTTCCAGACCATATTCCTTGTTGAGATTTCATATGTAATTTAGTTGCTCTTGCGCCTGTTCGCGGTTCGTGAAAAACTGGATAAGAAGTCTTCTCACTAGCTTTTAAAAAATAAAAACCATTTACGTGAGTGTTCCAATGAACGTGAGCTGAATGATGTCCACCACCTTTTTTAGCAAATTCTTGTACCCAACATTGTTCAAAGAAAGTTGTATACTTACTCATATCAAATCCTGAGTGATCCAAAAACTCCCAACACTTTTGACCCACATAGTTTTTAAAATCCATAAACTGAGTATCCGCTAGTAATTGAGTTGAATGAAATGATCGACCAAAATCTCCGTGAACTTTAAGATGAGCTTTAGCTTCTTTAGTTTTTCTTGCTTCTTTAATATATGGATCTGAAGCTTTGTTTAAAGACTTAACAAAGTCTGGTTTAATTTCACTCCATACTGGTGTTACAAAATAATTATTTATATACATATTATTTAAATGGATATCCTAAATGCCATACGACAAGTGAGTATCTAGTTCCTCTCGTTACTGGTTTGACTCTATGCCATAGGTGTGAAGGAAATACTACGATAGAGCCTTTAGGTAATATCTCAGGTACGCTTCTTATGTGTTTACTTTCATCTCTCATATGAGGGTCATAGTTTCTAAAATCAAATTCTAATTCTCCACCTGTATATTCTGAGCCGTCGGTTAACTGACAAGTCATAGATAATTTTCTAATTTTACCGTGTTCTGGATTCTTAGGGTCTTTTCTATCATAAGGCGCAGGCCAAGGATCATCGTGCCAATCATAATATTGATGTAATTTATATTTTGTAAATTGACAAGCCTCACTCCTATCCCATTGAAAATTCCACCCTGCATTTTTATTTGCCTTATGAACATAAGGGTGTAATTCTTTATATATCCACGGCTCAGACAACCATACTAAATCAGATTTTCTTTTTTTCTGTATATTTTTAACATCCTCTTTAGACAATTTTGGTGTCTCAAACCCTCCAATTCGAGCTATACTTTCTTCTTTTGATAATGCATATTTAATAACATCATCACAAAATTTAGGAGTAAGTACTCCACTAAAATACCAAAAATAATTAGATAGTTTCATAAGTAGTGGTTAAAATAAAGTTTAAAGAATCTTTTTGATTGTTGGTGATGTAATACATCTGCGTAGATGGAAACATAATAAAGCCATTATCTTTTAATGGTATATCCCAACTTCTTCCGGCTCTCCTATTTTGATCATAATGTATTCTAACGCTACAGTCTTTAACATTGACTCCATAAAGAAAAGTATAGTCAGCAGAATTTCTAAGGTCAACTGGATCTATATTTAATAAGGGAATTGATATTTCTTTGGGTTTATACACATTACCCCACGTTTCTTTATTAATTAAAGTAAAGTCGTGTTCTACTTTTATATGCTCTCGCATATATGTATTTAACATATCCCAGTTTCTTGAAAATGGAAATTTAGAGTTTTTAATTTGTGATGATAAAATATCGGATTGAAGTTTATCTAGGTCTATTTCAAAACCTTTAGGCATATCAATCGTGCCATAATGTAAATCTATTTCAGATAATACTTTCTTATGCATACCACATACCTTTTTAAATTATGCCATTGAATCTGTCAAGTCCCAAGTCTGCCCACCTTCATTCCACCTGTAACCCCAGAGATGAGTATATGCTTCGTTTTGTGAAATTTGTTCTGCAGTCAATGCAGGAGCATCCCCGATTGGTGAATGCCATTGAGCATCAGTTGTATTTTTAACCCAAGAAGCATATGGTTTTTTAGGCCAAAAGATTTGATTATCTTCGTCCCATTCATAACCTATGCCTGCGTAGTTACCTCTAAGTGCTTTTGAATTGTCACCAGAATTATGTGTATTAGCTCTTGTATTATAAGATGTTTGAATCCACATTGGAGCAGGCCAATTATTATGTCTCTCTAAATATTGTTGTCCTACTTTTTCATCTTCAACGCCATCAGCGTTAAGCATATCTTTATCGCCCATCGTTAACACGCCGATAACTTTTCCATTCATTCCTATTTTTGCAAAGTGTGCCATATGTTTCTCCTTATATCTTGTTTTTAAATTTGTGTAAATACATAAATATTATTGATATCTATATCTTATTACCACTATTCCTGAACCACCATTACTTACACCATTTGGACCTTTTCCACCACCACCTCCACCGCCTGTATTAATATCTCCAGGATAACTTCCTCCTGAACCTTGAGGATTAGGGCCTGTTGTTCCTAGTGGACCCACACCGCCTCCACCACCACCTGCGCCACCACACTTACCGCCCGAAGGTGCACCACACCACGAACTTGTTCCACCACCGGCAAACCATCTACCTGTCGATGGTCCTGGTGTTCCATAACATCCAGAAACAGGTCCAAAAAAATCTACTCCTATTGCTACACCATTTCCTCCACACCCACTATAACCTGGACCCGCAGGTGCATTACCTCCTACTGCGCCGGCACCACCGCCTCCGCCTCCGCCTCCACCACCAGGACTACCTTGACCACCATTATTTCCTTGAGGTGGACTCGTGGGAGGTGTGTTTCCAGATCCAGCAGGGTTAGCAGGATAATATCCTGAAGCACCACCTGATCCGCCGTCTGCTGCACTTGTTCCTGGTAAACTTGAATTACCCATTCCACCGCCACCACCAGCAGAAGTTATTGTTGAAAAAGTTGAAGCACAACCATTTGTGCCCAGACCAGGAGAGGGGCCAGCTCCAGCTCCTCCTCCACCTACTACAATTGCATAGGCTCCGGGACTTGTTGAAACTGTTAAACCATTATTTGTACCTGAGGTACAAGCTAAGGGAGATGTTGTATAACTACAAAAAGGAGCTTTTCCTTCTCTATAACCACCCGCTCCAGCTGCAGCGTAATAAAAACCTGAGCCACCACCACCTGCTACTACTAAATAAGAAACTTTATTTGAACCTTGAGAATTACCTGCATTTGATACTGTAAAAGTTCCAGGACTAGTAAACACGTGGGTTTTATAATTTCCACACGTAGTAATACACCCTCCTGTTGCTGCTACATATTCGGTAGTAGGTGCATCAGTTTGATTTCCTGAATCTGTTACAATCCATCCTTTGGTTACGTCTACATAAACTAAAGTAACTGCTACTCCATCAGTTTTTAAAGTTGCGTTAGTTGCTTGTCCACCAATGTTAAGACTGTTTCTATTTAATGTACAATTAGCTGTACCAAAATTGTTTGCATAATCAGCAACTCCAACTACATCTCCCGCTGCCGGGGCTGCAGGTAAAGTTACTTCTACTGCTCCTGTTGTTGCTGTATCTACAAAATATCCAACACCTGATGTTGCTGTAAAATCTACTGTTTTAATTGATGCTACATCCCAGTTAACTGCACCTGTTGCGCCGAAACCTGTTGCTGTACCATTGTTTGAAATTGTTACACCTGCAGGGATATTAATTGTATCTCCGCTATCCCCTAATGTAGTTGTTCCACAATTAGTTCTTGGTGTTATTTTATTTACTTTTACTTCACTCATAATTTTTTCCTATTGATACCTATACCTTATTACCACAATTCCACTACCACCATTTCCACCAACTGTTGTTGGGGGACCACTTACTGAACCACCGCCACCACCACCACCTGTATTAGCGACGCCAGGATCTGCAGTTGGTTGAGCACTATCTTGAGCATCACCACCACCACCTGATCCTCCTACGCCTCCTCTTTCTGGAGCTGTACCAATTCCACCACCTCCACCACCACCAGCAAAATTTGTTGCTGGAGATCCTTTTGCTGGATTAATTTGAGTTGTTGCACCGTCTCCACCGTTTCCACCTGTATAAGGTGGTTGACCAGTTTGACCAGCACAAATGGCGCCACCGCCTCCGCCACCACCACGACAGCCGGGAACACTTCTTGAAGGTCCACCCGCAGTTCCTTGAGGGGGACTAGTTGGAGGTGTGTTTCCTGCACCACCAGTTGTAGAACCATTACCTGCTTGACCACCACCACCGCTTCCACCAGCACCACCACAAGCACAGTTTACTCCTGCTCCAAAACCACCACCAATTGCTGTAATAGAATCAAAAGTTGAATTAGAACCTTGAGTTCCATTCTGTTGTGGGCCAACTCCACCTGGACCTCCGCCACCTACTGAAATAGGGTAAGGGGACGCAGTCACCACAATTCCTCCTGCAGGCGTAGCTAAAGGGGAAGCTGTATAAGAACATATTGGAGAATTTTTTCCTTCTCTAAATCCTCCGGCTCCTCCACCACCACCAATAGGAAAACCACCAGCTCCTCCTCCACCAGCAACAACCATATAACTAACTGTGTTATGTTCAGGGGTTGGAGCTGCTGTAGCTAGTTGAGTAACATTAAAAGTTCCTGGTCCTAAAAATGTATGAATTTTGAAATTGCCACAGGTTGTTATACATCCCCCTGTCGCTTGAATATAAGGAGGTACACCTGTTTCCGTATCTTCTGCATTTTGAACGTTAACCCAACCTTTGGTTGAGTCAACATATACAAAAGTTGCTGCTTGACCATCAATATTTAATTTTGCATCTTGGGCTTGACCACCAATTTTTTCTGAACCATCTGGACTAATTGTTAAATTATATGTTGCAAAATTTCTTGCATAATCAGAAACTGCAACAATAGCTCCAGCACTTCCTGCTGGTAAATTCATTGTTAAAGCACTTCCTGAATTTACAAAATAACCTTCACCATCTACTGCCGTAAAGGTAGTTGTTTTCGGGGTTGTTTGCCAATTAACAGAACCTGATCTTCCGAATCCTGTTTGAGTTGCGCCTGATGCTAAAGCAATACTATCGCCACTTGCACCAAGTGTAATTGTCGTACCACATTTATTGATGATGTTTGAATCATCTGAAACTTTATTTATATTATCTACTTTAATTTTACTTGTCATAATTAATTCTGAAATTTATACCTTATCATTACTATACCTGAACCACCAGCTCCGCCTGAATTCCAAGTAGGAGAATTGTTTCCAACTCCTCCACCTCCACCACCAGTATTTATTACAGCATCACCACCATCTCCTGCATTTCCGGCACCGTCTCCACCTCCACCAACTCCGCCAGCACTATTACCAGCTACGCCGGGAGTGTTCCAGCCACCACCACCGCCACCACCAAAATATCTTGTATTACTTACTGGACCTGGTTCACCATAAGATGGCGCTGTTGGCCCTATAAATGTATCGCCTAAATAAGAACCAGCTCCGCCGCAATTTCCTGGAGGATTACACGAAACACCTACTGCTCCGGCACCACCACCGCCACCACCAAGATAAAGTGGAGATCCACCACTGGGTGTACCTCCTGATCCTCCATCATTTCCTTGAGGAGGACTTACTGGGGGAGTGTTTCCTGCTCCTACTCCTGCGCCTGGTGCTGGACTACTTGGTCCATAACCATTTTCTCCACCACCCGAACCACCATCTCGAGCTTTAGTTGGTTCTACACCTCCACCTCCACCGCCGGCAGATGTTATGGCTCCAAAACTTGAAGCGTCACCATCAGTTCCTACTGTAACTGGGGGAGCAGGTACTATAGCTCCACCACCACCTACTACGACTGGATAAGTTTGCGCTATAGCTGTTAATCCGGTTGGATTAGCTAAAGGCGGTGAATTTGGAACTGAATAAGTATTTGAAGTTCTAAACCCACCAGCTCCACCACCTCCTGAAAGATATCCATTACCACCATTGGCTCCACCTCCAACTACAAAATAATCTAATATAGTTGACCCCACGGGCGTACCAGCCGCGCTAACTACCAAACTTCCGGGTCCGGTAAAAATATGAGTTTTATAATCACCACACGTAATTGTAGTGCAACCTGTTCCTGATGCTGCAATATAAGGCAATGCTCCTATAACATTAGCTGTTGAATCCATTGTATTAACCCAACCTTTAACCGAGTCTACATAAACAAAAGTTAATGATTGAGCTTCTGTATTTAAAATTGAACTTATTGCTTCTCCACCAATTTTTTGAGATCCATTAGGGACAACAGTAACATTGTATGTTTGCCAAGTATTTGCATAATCCTTTAGTGAAATAATATCTCCTGCAGAACCTGCAGGTAAATTAAGTGTAATGGCTCCCCCAGTTGTATTTAAAAAATATCCTTCTCCTGAGACTGCTGTTACGGGAGAATCTCCTGTCACTTTGGGAGTTGTTACCCAATCGACTGTTCCTGTTCTACCGAAACCTGTTTGACTAGCACCACTTCCTAATTGTACTGTATCTCCTGAACCACCTAAAGTTAAGGTAGTTCCGCATTGTGGTTCAACTGTATTTACTTCTATCTTACTCATTAAACTATTACCAACGTTCCTGTTACTGTTACTGTCGCAGGAATTGTAATAGGTCCTGCAAGAACTCCACTCTCTACAGTTTGCGTTCCATCAATTGTTGCCGCTTGATTAGGTATAAATTCATTTGGAGAAGTCTGCCCTCCAATATATTGGATTCCATTTATTACTGCCGTCATAATTCCTCCTACGAACTAATT